TCCTAAAAAGAAATTGTCCAAGCAAGAAAAATTAGATCTTAAGACTGCAATATACCAACAAATGACATTAGTAAAAGGTAATCTTAAGAAGGCAAAATTTAAAAAGGATATTAAGGCCGGGAATTCACAATTGAAAAAATTAAATAGACAGTTAAAAAAGATTCGATAATCTTTTGACGTACGATATTTTTTTATTATATTAAGTATAAATAAAAAAAAGATATGAGTATATACGAAGAACAAGAACCTAAAGAGCCATTAGTTATAGAAGAGACTCAGGGTAAGTTATATGAAGCATTACATAATCAACTAGGGACATTATTAGATTATGAAGATTCAGTTATTTTTATTAACGATGAAATTAATGATACTACATTAACAGATTTTATTATTCGAATGAGAAGTCTTTTACAACATAGAAAGGACAAATCAGCTCCAGTTAATTTAATGATTAATAGTCCAGGCGGAGATGTATATGAAATGTTTGGTATTATTGATTATATAGAATCTTTAGATGTCAAAGTAAATACTATATGTAGAGGTAGAGCTATGAGCGCTGCTGCAGTTATATTAGCATGTGGTACTGGTAATAGAATGATGAGTAAACGTTCAACAGTAATGTTTCATCAATCATCTAGCTTTATGGGAGGTAAGATGAGCGATATAACAGCTTACTTAGATAATATTAAAAGTTTAGAAGTTCTTATATATAGCATGTTAGCAGAAAAAACAAAAAAAGATGCAGATTGGTGGAGAGAAAAAATGAGAAATGATATGTTTCTTACAGCAGAAGAGTTATTAGAAATTGGAGTAATAGACCAAATAATATAAAATAAAAATTATGAAATTAACAGCAGAACAAATAGTACAAAATTGGGAAGACCTTATTCAGGTTATTAACGGAACCTTCGCCGGCGAAAGAAGAGAAAAACTTATAGCAATGTATACAGATTTAGAAGAAAGGATGTCATTACAACCTGCATCTAGTTTCGATCATTATCATAATGCATTTGAGGGTGGTTATGTAGACCATGTTTTAAGAGTTATTAAGTGTGCCAAAAAGGTTCATTCATTATGGACTGAAATGGGTGCAGACATGTCCGGATATACACAAGAAGAATTAATATTCGTTGCATTGAATCATGATATAGGTAAAATGGGATTTCCGGGAGAAGGCAATGAAGTATATATTCCTAATGATTCTGAATGGCATAGAAAGAATCAAGGAAAGATGTATAAGGTCAATCCTAACAACCCTTTTAGCCTCGTAAATGACCTATCAATATGGTTGTTGCAACATTATAATATTAGTATCACTTGGAACGAAATGATAGGTATAAAACTAACGGATGGTTTATTTGATGAATCTAATAAGCCGTATTTTATGTCTAGAACAGCAGATTCAAAACTAAAAACTAATTTAGGATATATAATGCATCAAGCAGATTTGATGGCAGCTAGAATTGAGTTTGAGACTTGGTATAAAGATAGACCGGCACAGTCGATGCCTATCAAAAAACAATATGCTAAAAAGGCATTATCTAACTCAACTGATAATGTAAATGCTAAAGAAATGTTTAAAGATTTATTCGGAGATAAATAATATGACAACAATTATAATCTTATCAGTAGTATTAGCAATATCAATTTTTGTTAATATCAATCAGTTACGTAAACAAGAAGCAGCAGCTGAATATGTTGAAGAACTAGAAAATTCTAATACTGAATATTATACATTTTTTCAAAGTTTGAAAACAAGAGTAGGACAATCCAATTCTCAATTAAAGCAGATTGATAGGTTAGGATCATTTGAAGCAGATGATGAAACCGGATTTGCATTTAAAGAGTTGCGTGATATTTATGAAGAATTGAATAAAGGGTTTTAATGGAAGAAAAAGAAGAACTATCAGCAGTAGATAAATTTTATATTTGGCATGCAGCCGAAATGAAGGACCTAGAAGAAAATGGTCCTAAAAAAAGGAGAGGACGTAAGCCTAGTAAAAAACAATATTTTACTTATATAACAGATAAAGCAATTATTGCATATAACTTCGAACCTTCATTTGCAAAAAGGAATAAAGTGTTTCGTGAGTTTATTAATTATCCGTTTAACAAATTAGTAGAAAATATATATTATACATTTAGATTTAGTTATTTCGATGTTCCATATGAAGATATTAAAGCTGAGGTTGTTGCTTTTCTAACAGAAAAAATAGGTAAATTTAAAGAAGGCAAAGGTAAGGCATTTTCCTACTTTTCTATTGTAGCCAAAAATTATCTTATTATTCAAAACAATGCAAATTATGCTAAACTAAAACAACGTTCTGATTTAACAGCTGTTGATGAGAATAGAAATATTCAAGGGGAAATAACACTTAATGAACATCAAGAATCTTTAAGAGATTTTACCAACCAATGGTGTGAATGGTATGATGAAAATCTTAATTATATATTTTCAAATAAACGAGATATCATTGTAGCAGATACAATATTAGAGTTATTTAGAATGCGTGACAATATTGAAAACTTCAATAAGAAGGCATTATATATTTTGATAAGAGAAAGAACGGGTCTTAAAACTCAAAACATTACTAAAGTTATTAATGTTATGAAAAGAGATTATGCTAAGATGTATGGCGTATATTCTAAATCAGGGTTTATTGTTAATGCAAACAAGATATCTTAATCTAAATTAGTAGTTCTTTATATTTATAATAAAGGGACTATAATATGAGTACAGAATTCGAATTATTTAAAGGAACTAATTTTTCTGATTTGATGAAGGATATATATCACAATTCAAAAAAGAAATCTAGACAAATCGATTCTTTAATTAAGAGTCTAGAGCCAATGATTAAAAATACTGGCGATGCAACTGTTATTGTTCCTATGATAAAAGACTATTTAGAAGTTTCTGTTAAGAATGATGATGCATTAGTTAAGTTAGCAGCTGTGTGTCAACGTTTAGTATCTGCATCTGGTAAAGATGATGAAGGCAATGAATATGGATTGACAGATGAAGAAAGAGCACGTTTATTAGAAGAGGCAGAAGCTGAAATTGAAAAGTTAAAACCACAAACAGAGGCACCAAATGCAACCATTGACGGAAGTAGGCCAGGTAATAGAGACATGGTTACCGACCCAATTCAAAAAGACTAAAGATCTTCAAGGTAATGATATGCCTCCCGGCACTATTCGTGTACGATTTGTAGGCGAAGAAGTATATGCATATCCTGCAGATCCTAATAGAATGCCTATACCACTTTATGGAGAACAAGTGTTCTGTATTAATATTCCTGCAGGTACTTCAGAAGTTCGTGGCCAGAATCAATGGTATTATACACAAATACTTAACACTCATGGAAATGTTAATAATGCAATTTTACCTTTTATGCAAGATGCAACGGTACTTGGTCCAGCAACCGGCACCGATCCTATTATAAAAACCGGAGTAGGCAACCGTCCGGAACAACTTAGTTTCACAGAAAAAGATATAGTATATATTCAACCATTTCAAGGTGATACGAATTACCCAGATCGATTTGGAAGTATGTTACGATTTTCATCAACACATGACCAAGGAAAATTATCTAAGTATCAGAATAAACCATTTTGGAAAGGTGATAAACCTGGTGATCCATTTGTTTCTTTAACATGCGGTATCAAAAAATCTACCGAAGGAGGAAGTTTAGATAAGTATTATGTTATAGAAGATCCTAAAAAAGATGCATCCTTTATATATCTTACATCTACACAATATTTTAGTACTTTAAAGTTTTCTCAAAAGAAGGTTGGTAAAAATGTAAAAACTTTAAATGATTATAAAAATGGTCAAGTAATAATAGGGTCTGATAGATTAGTATTTGATGCACGAAAAGATGAATTGGTATTGATATCTAAAAAGGATGTTAAAATAGCTACTCCTAATTGGCAAACAGATATGAATGAATTTTTTACTCAAATGGAAGCATTTATTAATGTATGTGTTGAACAAGCACAGGGATCTAAGCCATATGCAACTCCAGCTGGTCCTACTGGACCAAGTTCTGCATTGCCAGACTTACAAAAGATACAAACAGCATTAAAACAAATGAAACAATAAAATAAAGGAAACGGCTTATGAGTACAGAAGGAACAGGATTAAAAAGAAAAGTATTATTTAATGATATCAAAAAAGCATTTGAAGCACAAAAAAAGAACACCGGTGATCAAGATGCAGCGATTGAAAAAATTGCAAATGACTTATCGATAGCAATTGATAAATATATAAAATCAGGTTTAGTAGTTACAGACCCTGGACAATTAGTAGCCACAGTAGTTGCGACAACCGGTACTGCGACTAACCAAGCAGGAGCAGGAGCAGGAGCAACTAGTTCGACTGGAACAGGCCGTGTTATATAACCAATTGTTGGTTTAATCCATATTTATTAAAAAGGGAATTACAATGAAAGCACAAGGATTCGTAAAGTTATTACGTAAGGTAATTAGGGAAGAAGTTCGTAACGTTATTGTTAAAGAACTAAGACCTATCTTAAATGAAGTTAATATTAACAAACATGATATTAATCTTCAAGAAGTATCAGATCTACCTAACACAAAAAGAAAACCAGTTATGAAAAAGCAGTTTACAAAAAATACTGCATTGAATGATATTTTAAATGAGACAGCTGCAACACCACCATCAGAATGGAATGCAGTAAATTTTAGATCAGAGATGGCTGAGTCATTCGGTATGCAGAGTTCTAATACTCCGTTAGCGACAAAGGGAATTAATGGAGAAGCAATTGATATGAATAAAGAAGCAGTTGCATCTACAGTAAATGCAATGACAAAAGATTATTCAGCATTGATGAAAGCAATAGATAAGAAAAAGGGAATGTAATAAATGGCTCGTCCAATATACCAATATAAGCCAATTGAAGATAGTGATAGTGCATTAGGCATATTACTACCTTTCAATAAAGACGCAAAAGGTAGAGCGGTTTCGTCGGCATATAATACTACTAATCATTCTGGTAAAGGTGTATTTGAATCATCTTTTTCAACTGAAGAAGCTGTTATATCAAATCTTAAAAATCTTATTTTAACTGCAAAAGGCGAACGATATATGCAACCAAACTTTGGTACTAATATACAATCAATATTATTTGAAAACAATACAGATGATATGAGAAGTTTATTACGAGAAACTATTGAGCAAGATGTTCAATATTGGTTACCATATGTAAAATTAAAAAAAGTTGAATTAGAATCATCTGAGGATATGCATACAATAAGTATCAAGTTAAATTTTAGAATTGATACTGTTGGTGCGAATGTTGTTATTAATGTTTTAGCAAATGAAAATGCAC